GCTAACGCTTTCTGCACGCTCGTGTGGTGAAACCAAGGAACTCGCTTACTCACACCAAATGAATTGTCATCTCCATAGGTGATCAAAGCAACATTCCGTCTAAAAGATCTCACCTCGCGAGCGGGATTCAGCACACGGTATGTGTAACGCACATAGAGAGAATTAGCAAGACCATTGATAATGACTGTCAGAGGGTGCCCCGAAGGGTTAGACCCAAAGAACATAATCAAATCGCCGTGGAAATCCACCAAAGGGTAAGCCGTATCTGCAGCGATGCAGTCGATGGCTAACAAATCCTCTGGACGATACCCAGCAGTCTCACACATCCACCGTAGAATGTCAAACGCCGCAAGGATTAAATCCGAGCACATGCGCTTATCAAACTGACGGTAATCTCCGGCAACAAGTTGATCTTCACCATGCTGCACCAGATATTCGCGAATCTCACCCCATTGGGTAGACATCGCGTTAGTTCCTGGTGCACACTCGAACACAAACTTGTTCTTTTGCATCACACGCACCACACTCAAAAGATACTTCCTCACCACAAATGTCCAATCCATTGGACCACCTGTGAACACTCGAGTTTGTTTACTCGCTATCTTCTTGAGTGATCGTGCCTCATCTTTGAGGTTTCCACAAAACACGGGCTGGCACCTGCGACCAGCAGCATACTCGCCCATAATGTGGTCAATCCTCGCTTGCATCTCCTCATTCGGCTTCACAGCATCCTGGTTTCCATCTAGTCCAATAGTCGGTTCAATAAAGAATTTCTTGGATTTTTTAAATGGGCACCCGGCACTGCTGTTCCGATTCATCTTGTCCACGTATGCGACTCCAACTGCACCATTCATCGCTGTGTAGTCATCGTACACGTGGATCTCTTTCCACTGGTCAGCGGGTAACTCTCTCATGATGTCCTCTTTAAGTGCTTCCTTGCACTCTTCAAGAATATCGGGATCCATATCCACAACGGGATCTTTCATCTCCAAAAGAGCGTTACGCCACGGTTCATAGCCAGACATGGCTGGCTTGTCAAATTTTTCCTCGTATCCCTCATCCACGACTGCATCGCGGATTATGGTAGGGACAACATCTGACTTGCCTCTCACTCGAAATCCATCAAGTGAGCCATAAACCATGGCCGATCCCTGCTCGATAAATCGAGCCGGAGACTTCCTGTCCAGTGGACCCAACTTTCTTGGTTGAGACTCTCCATCAATCACTGGTGCACCTTCCTCTACTATTGCTAGCTTAAAGTGTGCACGTGCGTTCTCGATGTCACTCTGTGTCACCTGCGTTATACCAGCGCTCTCAGGTCTCGCCTGATCAGCGCAAGCATGAATGCCTGCTAACATGGGGCCTTGTCCTGTCTCAAACAAAGCTACTCCACCGCAGTCGCCTACGCGTGTAGGAGGTGTGTTAACCCCCATCATGCCCATAGTTGTGCGAGCTCGCGAGTAATCTAAATCACCCACGAATCTGTAAGCATCCATTTTAGTCGTCATCTCCTCGCCGCCCGTTGTCCGGGAAAGCAAGGAACCTTTGTAGACACCACCCTTAATACCGTCTTTGGAAAAGAGACCGCGAAGATCGCGTTTCGGCGGGATGGCTCTACATCGGAAAAAGATGAGATCTTTCTCTGGTACACGGTACACAATTTCGTGTCCGAGTTTAAAGCTGATTCTATTCTGAAGACCATCTGAGACTGGTGCCATAATGGCATCAACAGTACAGACGTTGTCAACAATATTGTGATTATTAGTCACGTAGAGGTTTC